AACTTACGAACCGTTTTCGTGAGGAAGAAAGACAACGACAAGCTGCTGTAGAGTATGCAGAAGCCGTTAAAAAACAAAATGACGAATTAAAAACTAGAATTGATAAGCTAGATTCAACTTATGTTGGAGAGTTTGACACAAGAGTTCAATCTCAAGCCATAGCTGCTAAAGAAGCTTATAAAAAAGCATTAGAAGATGGTAATGCTGATGCTATGTATGAAGCACAACAGAACATATCTAGAATTGCTATGGAAGAAGCTAGACTCGCACAGCTAAAAGCAAGTAGAGAAGAAAAAGCTACAGAAGCAAAAGCACCCGTGCAACAACCTCAAGCACAACCTCAAGCACAACCTCAAGCTCAAGCTAAACCAGATCCAAGAGCAGAAGGATGGGCAAAGAAGAATACATGGTTTGGACAAGATAAAACTATGACTTATGCTGCTTTTGGTTTACATAAAGAACTAATTGAGGACGAAGGGTTTGACCCCAACTCAGATGAGTACTATACTGAACTTGATACTAGGATTAGATCGGAGTTTCCTCATAAATTTCAGGAAGCTCAGAAAAAATCCAATGCTCCCAGAGTCGCCTCTGCTGGGACAACGGCTTCTAAGTCGTCATCACCAAAGGGACGCAGAACAGTCAAGTTGACTGCTTCGCAGATTGCTATTGCGAAACGTCTGAATGTTCCGCTTGAAGAATATGCTAAATATGTGAAGGAGTAAAACATGGCAGATAACAGAACAACACGAGATAATGCAAGTCGTGCAAAGACCCCGGCAAGAAGAAAACCGTGGGCACCACCATCAAAGTTGGCTATGCCAGAAGCACCCGCTGGGTACAAGCATCGTTGGATTAGAACTCATTTAAGAGGTGAGGATGATAAAACGAATATGCACTCAAGAATTCGGGAAGGCTGGGAACCAGTAAGAGCGGATGAATATCCCGATGCTGGAGATATGTTTCCAACTATTGAAGAGGGTAAGAATGCAGGGGTAATTGGTGTAGGTGGTTTAATGCTTGCACGAATACCAGAAGAAACGGTAGCAGAAAGAACTGAATATTATCGGGACCAGACCCGCAACCAGATGAAAGCCGTGGATGAAAACCTAATGAGGGAACAACATCCCTCAATGCCGATTCATAATGATAGGCAAAGTCGTGTATCTTTCGGTGGGAAAGCAAAACCTACCGAGTAACTATAATGAAGTAAAAAGGAGCTAAAAAATGGCAAATGCAAATGTCAAATTTGGGATGAAGCCTATTAGTGTTATTGGTGGTGGCATCAATTCGACTAATCAGTATTTTATCGCATCCGATGCTTCAGCGATTTTTCAGGGTTCTCCAGTTGAAGTCGAGTTGACAGGTGGAACCGCAGCAATCATAACAAGTGCAGGAGGAGATCAAAAACAACTCCTTGGTGTATTTGCTGGTTGTGAATACGTTGATGCAAGTACAGGAAAACTAACATTTAAGAATCAATGGGGTGGAGATGGCACAGCCAACACTAACTTTGATATTAAATGTTTTATTTACGATAATCCGATGCAGAAATATATTATTGCATCAGATGGTACGAATACTAGTAGAGCTACAGCAAAGGTAGATATATTTAAAACAGCAATATTGGCAACTGCCACTGCTGGAAATTCCACAACTGGTATTTCAAGTGCTATGATAGATATATCTTCAGCAGAAGCATCTGATGCCTCCAATCCACTAATGATTGTAGGAATTCACGAAGATGTAACTAACGCTGATCATTCGGCTGGTGGTATTTCGTATATCGTTAAAATCAACAATCATGTGTTTGCTAGTTCTTCTGGTGACGCTGATGCTGCTATATCATAAGGAGTAATTAACTATGGCAATTTCAAGAGCACAACTTGCTAAAGAATTAGAGCCTGGCTTAAACGCTCTCTTTGGTATGGAATACGACAGATATGAAGGTCAGCATTCTGAAATCTTCGACACCGAGTCATCTGACAGAGCGTTTGAAGAAGAAGTAATGTTGAGTGGATTTGGTGCAGCCCCTACTAAGTCAGAGGGTAATGCAGTAACATTTGACGATGCAAACGAGGCTTATACTGCAAGGTATAACCATGAGACAGTTGCAATGGCATTCTCAATAACAGAAGAAGCCGTAGAGGATAACCTTTATGACAAAATCTCTTCACGTTATACGAGAGCACTTGCTAGATCTATGGCACATACTAAGCAAGTAAAAGCAGCGGGAGTGTTAAATAATGCATTCGACACAACTGTACTTGGTGGTGACGGAAAAGCATTATGTGTAACAGATCACCCATTAACAAATGGTGGTACGTTAGACAATGTTTCAGCAGCCGATCTTAACGAAACATCTTTGGAAGATGCATTAATCAGTATTGCAGGTTTTACTGATGAGCGTGGATTAATTATTGCTCTAAGAGGCATGAAGTTAATTATACCTCGTCAACTACAATTTGTGGCTGAAAGATTAATGGCTTCTAACCTTAGACCAGGAACAGCAGACAACGATGTCAACGCACATCAATCAATGGGCATGTTACCAAATGGTTATGTGGTCAATGATTTCTTGACAGACACTGATGCTTTCTTCATTAAGACAGACGCACCAAATGGCTTAAAGCATTTTGAAAGAATGTCTTTATCAACAGCTATGGATCCAGACTTTGAGACAGGAAACATGAGATATAAAGCAAGAGAAAGATATTCTTTTGGTTTCTCTGATCCTCGTGCCATGTTTGGTTCACCAGGAGCGTAAGCTTTTAAAACTTTAATTAAAAAAAGGGCAGTTACATACTGCCCTTTTTTGTGTATAATAAACTAAACCTAACAGTTACATAATGTAACTGACATTTGCCAAGATAGGAGATTCAAATGGCTAATACAACTTTCAAAGGTAATGTCCGATCTGAAAATGGACTTACCGTTTTTAATACTGCTGCCACAACAGGCGTAGAAACTACTAAAGCAACAATAGACTCAAGTGGAAATACTTCTCTTAGTGGAACTTTAGCAGTAACAGGTAATACAACTCTTGCTAATTTTAATGGAATGACTTCATTCTTTAATGAAGGTGTTGGAACAACAATGCTTGGTTTAAATCCACAATGGAATCAAAACTTCGGTAAGTTTGGTGCAACAGGTGTTGTAGCTAATATAGATGATGTTCTTACTGAGCCAATTACAGCTCTTAAATTAGCTATTGCTCTTGAAGGTATAGCTGGACAAACAGCCGTTCCTACAGCAGCACAAACAAGTGCTATTTTTGGTGGAACAGGTGTTGTTGGTACAGACTTTTCAATTGCAGCAGGTGCTACATCGATTGCAGCTAATCAAAGTGTTGTAAGATATAATGGTAATGTTGGTGCTACTTTAGCTTTAACAGCTTCAACAACTGATCTTGCTTCAGACACACACAAAAGTTTAATTATTTTTAACAATAATGTTATAGCTGCATCAGCCTTATTAACATTACAAGTACATACAAATAACGAACTTGATGCTTCTTCTTTTGAAGCCTTTGTTACAGGTGCTGGAACTAATGTACTAGAGCGTGAGGCAACAACTACAGATGCACATGCTAAGATTATCTTAACAGCTTCTGGAGCAGCAACAACAATACTAGCAGGTTCATATATTTATTTTGAAGCCGCCAACAATACAGATGAGATGGCAGTCAAGATGATGATTAGAACATCTGGTGGAACTATAGCAGTTACAACAGCTAACAACTAATCGATAGTGGGGGTTAATTACCCCCACACTTTTATAAGGAGAATAATATGGGAATGTCAGGTGGTAAGTCAGACGTAAAACCAGCTTTTATAAGTGATGAAGTTGCTGCAGATGATAACTTTATTGTTACAGCAGCAAGACCAGATACAACAGCAACATTAGCGAATACAGCTTTTGCTTCTGGGGGTGCTAGAATTTTATCAGTAAAAACTTCTGGTACTGGCGATAATGCTAAAACAAACACTATTGTTGGAACGGATGTTTTTGATAATGCTTTAACAGAAGTAATTGTTTCTACTGGTTCTGCTGAAGCTGTTGATGGTACTAAATTTTTTAAAACAGTTACTTCAATTACAAGTTCTGCTAAATTCGCAGCTAATATAGAAATAGGTTCTATTGCTTCTGCTGCACAAGCCGTTGGTGGTGGCATTAGAGTTCGTCTAAAAGGATTCTCAATTGTATCTGGTGGCTCTACTGGAACTGTTGAATTTATTGATGGAACTCCAGAATCAGGAACAGTATTGTTTAAAGCAAGAACAATAGGAACTGATAATACAACGCTTGATAGAACTATACCTCAAAATGGTGTTTTATTTGAGAGTGGTTTAAGTATTAGATACACTGTTGGCACAGTAGATATGATGACGTTCTTCTTCGCATAGAGGTAGAGATGGCTGAGAAAAAGAAAAAAGGCACTATGAAAGGTCACACCATAGGTGGTGGACAAAAAAGACCTACGAAGTCTGGTGCTGGCATGACTGCAAAGGGTGTCGCTAAATATCGTAAAGACAATCCTGGCAGTAAATTAAAAACAGCAGTAACTGGTAAAGTTAAGGCTGGTAGCAAGGCATCAAAAAGACGTAAGTCTTATTGTGCAAGAAGTGCAGGACAAATGAAGAAGTTCCCTAAAGCCGCTAAAGATCCAAATAGTCGTTTACGACAAGCTAGAAAAAGGTGGAAATGCTAATGACTGCAAAAGAAGTGTTAAAATTATTAGAAAAGCATGAAGAATCTTGTGACAAAAGATACTCTGATATTCAAGATCACCTAAAAAGACTAGACAACAGACTTTGGATGATAGTTACTTTAATTGTAGTAGCGTCTGGATTGGAGCAGTTAATATAATGGCTATGGGTAGATCTCAAATGAGTATGCAAATATCTAAGCCTCCTTCAAAGAAAAAGAAGATAAAGAAAATAAAGACAGTAGTAAAGGTAAAAAAGAATGCCAAAAGACGCTTGTTACAGAAAAGTTAAAGCAAGATACAGAGTTTTCCCTTCTGCGTATGCTAGTGGAGCTATTGCAAAATGTAGAAAAGTTGGAGCTGCTAACTATGGAAATGCAAAAAAGAAAGCTGAAGGTGGTGTTGTTGAGATGAAAAAAGGAGGTTCTGTTGCAAGAGGCAAAAGAAAAAGAACATCTAAAAATCCAAAGATAGCCAGAGGATGTGGCATAGTTATGGAAAACAGACGCAAAGTTACAAAGTATAGATAATGGCAGTTCGTAAAACACAAAAAGGTCTAGCTTTAAAAAGATGGTTTAAGGAAGGCTGGAAAGATGTTAAAACTGGCAAAGCATGTGGTCGTCAAAAAGGTGAGAAAAGAGGCACTCCTTATTGTCGCCCAAGCAAAAGAGTTTCTTCAAAAACTCCAAAAACTAGTTCAGAGATGACATCAGCAGAAAAAAGAAGTAGAATAAGTCAGAAGAATAAAATAGGACAACCCGCAGGTAAACCAAGAAGAGTTAAATCTCTTAGGAGAAAAAAGAAATGACAACTTCTAGCTCAACAAACTTTGAACTTGACGTAGCTGATTATATTGAAGAAGCCTTTGAGAGATGTGGGTTAGAAGTTCGTACTGGATATGATCTTCAAACGGCTAGAAGGTCTTTAAACATTATGTTAGCAGAATGGGCTAACAGAGGTTTAAACCAATGGACTATTTCACAAAGAACCCAAGCTCTAACTGCAAATGATGCAGAGTATTCTTTAGGTACAGATGTAATTGATATACTTTCTGCTGTTGTCCACAGAGGCACTACAGATTTTAGTATGTCAAGAATAAGTAGAGATGCTTATTTGTCTACTCCAAGTAAGACCACGACTGGAAGACCAACTCAGTTTTTCCTTGATAGGCAAATTACACCAAATTTAAAAATATGGCCAACACCAGAAAATAGCACAGATACGATTGTATATGATGCTCTAACAAGAATACAAGATGCAGATTCTGCTATAAACACAATGGAAATACCATTTAGATTTTATCCTTGCCTAACTGCTGGTCTTGCCTACTATATAGCTATGAAAAAAGCTCCTGATAGAATACAATTATTAAAAAGTGTTTATGAAGAAGAATTTGAAAGAGCTATAGGAGAAGATAGAGACAGATCTTCTTTTACTGTAACACCTCAATTAAGTTTTTATAAGGTAGGATAATGGGAGCTTTTGCGTCTGGTAAACACGCTTATGGATTATCAGATAGATCTGGGTTTAGATACAGATTAAAAGATATGCGTAAGGAATGGACAGGATTATTAGTAGGCAAAGATGAGTATGAGGAGAAGCATCCTCAATTAACTCCTCCAAAAGTTTCAACTGATCCAGAGGCTAT